GGCGTGGGCTGCGCGTTGGCGTATCCGCCAGTTTCAGTTTATCGGGGGTGCGCCGGTATCGGTTTATCGTGAACTGCGCCGCATGGCTGATCCTGAAACTGCGCTAGGTCTAAGCGTTGAGTTTGCGGCTGTGCATGATGCGGCTGATGTGGGCGACTGGGCGGGATATATCAACGCGCAGGGTGGTCCATTTGTTCGCCGTGACGATCTGGTGGTGCGTACTTATTACAAACAGGCCGAGGATTTGAACGAGTACGGCGAAGAAACGACACGGATTAAAGGTGTTTTCTCTCCTTCTGTTGGCATGGACATCCCAATCATTACCCGCACGGTGCAGTGGAAGATTGTGCCGAAGCGTGCCCTTGATTTGGCCGTTGACCTTTTGGGCGCTCCTGCGCCCTCTCGGAGTTCTGTCAATAACTGTACGGGAGGATCTGGATCGCTAGACCCTACACCGGACATAACAGAACCGATAACGCTGGATTTTGACAACATTACACCGAGAGAACGGCGGCAGATGTTGCGCAGAATTAGGGCCGAAGGTCGAATTAAACCGAAAAATCAGCGTGAAGGCTTTACGGGTAGTCCTGATTTGGAAGAGGCGCACCGTAAATCCGCTGCAACTATTCAACGCTGTATGGAAAAAAGGGCGGCTGCATTGGCCGCTGCAGGTGATGCCATGGGAAGAATTACAGAGGATATGGCGATTTATGGCATAGAGCTGACACAAACAGAGGCATGGCGCATGGCATCAGGCCACACCGTTCAGGTGGGGGATGCAATCTATCGAGGAGATAGTACGGGGGCAATTTTCCAGCGTAAGGCGAAAGACAAAAGCGCGACATTAAAGCTGGCGCAAACCATCGAACAACATCGGCCAGTAATGCGCATGGCACAGCAGGCTAGATTGTTGGCGAACTATCATGATGATGAGCTGGATGCTAATGCAGAAAATGTTAGCAAATCAGAACGCACTGGCTCCAAGTATCTAGAGCAAATGAAACAGATGATAAAAGCCATCAGATAAGAATGTAATTGATACCCACACTGTTCAGTTACGGGATGGTTGCAAGAGAGTGAAAATATAGAGCAGATTTCCCTTAACCCTTAATCGGTATCATGTTTTTGGGAAAAACTGCTTTTCGTTTAACATTCATTATTATACTGTATAAATAAACAGTGAATAAGAAAGGAGGGAGCGTGTCGGATCTTCTTATGGAGTCATTGGCCTTGCAGCGCATCGACCTGATAGCCCGAATGGTGACGGCTAATCAGTGCAATGGGGATGACAAAGAACTGGCGATGGTCTGGATCGCAGAAATGACCACGCAACTGATTGTGAAGCTGGATGAATACGACGAGCAAGAACACCGAAGAGTGTCAGAGCCGTACCAGTGAGTTGAATGTGCTATGTGGTCATGTATTCAATGTGTTGATGCTCCATCAAACGTAGTGCTCACGTTCAATGAAAGTGCCAATGATCCTGTCATGCATTTCTGCTAACTTTGAATATCCCAGCGTCTTACGATTGAGTCTTTTCAAACGGTTACGCAACGTCAGATTTTCACGCTCAATACGCTGTGTATACAGCTTACCAACGATATGCTTTGCTTTTGGTAGTTTTTCGTTGTAAGCCCTGTAACCATCAGTGCACCAGAAAGCCACACTGAACCCCGACAGCAGTTTCAGCAATTTACACAGCGTTTTCTTGCTTCTGGAGCCAAAAACATGGGCGATAATCCGCTTCAACCGCGGCTCCCATGCGTACCACAGCCAGCGCTGCCGTTTCTTGTTGCCAACAAATGACCACATTTCATCCACTTCGCAAATCAGTTGAATTTTCAGGTTATCCAGTGGCAGCGTTGTTACATTCCTGGGTGAGAGTTTTTTAAAGTGCGTACAACGGCATTGATACTGATATGTAACGCCCTTGCGGTGTCACGAATACCGGCATTATTCATTGCCAAGTCAACGATTTGCTCTTTCATTCCAGGTTGGCAGGCGCGATAGGCATAATCGAGCTGGAAGGTGCGTTTACAGGTCTGACAACGGTAACGCTGATGACCACTTTTGCCGTGACCGTGTTTCTTAACAGGGTCTGTTTGTTCACAAAACGGACACCTTACATCAACTTTAGCCAT